TGCGTTTCCGGTTTGTTGTGTTGCACAAGTACGCCCTACTTTATTACCGTTTACAGATAAGGTGAAATATTGCCCCGAGTTGCACCGCCCCTCGAATGCACAAATACCGTTTTTAGGGGCGGTAAACGGTAAGTTTGCACTTACACCAGCACTGAAATCAGGCATTCCCCAAGAAACAATAGTGTCTTTAGCTGTCTGTGTTGGGTTCAAGTTTGACATATCTGTTTTTAAATAAGTATCCGCAATGACGTTGCCGTCACCGTCCTCAATCGCCTGCGAACTATATGGTAGTAGAATTTCGTCATTTTCATTTTGTAGATATACTCTTTTTGCTTCTGTTGTTGTCATTTTTTTACTCCGTAATTTCTACATATTTAATTTTGCTCGATGCGGTCTTAATTTTTGCATCAACTTCCGTTTTAGTGTAGGCATCAGTTATTCCGTAACCGCTAAGAGTTGTTGCTTTATCCGCTTTGCTTGCAATGCTTTGGTGTGCTGTCAAAAATCCGCTATCGTTCGTCAGTTGTGACGTTTTAGACGGAATATCTGTACTGTTTGCTTTGGTGTTTAGTTCTGTTTTTGTTGCAAAGGTTTGTGCCAAGGCTGTTTTATTTACAGAAATAACAGAATTGGTAATTGTTATCCCTTCACCCGATGTGTAAACATCGACCAAATCCTTGACAAGAATATAAATATGGGAGTTGTCAGCGTTGGCAAGAACCAAATCTATATATTTATCACCCACCGCATACCCTGTCACGGGCTGATTTGCGGTCGTACAGGTTTTAAGGCTTCCTGACTGTAAAACCATATCTTTTGGGATATTTATGCTCGTCCCGACTTTTGTCCCGTCCATTGTTAATCTGTAAGTGGCAACTTGCCCGCTCTCTGCGGTTGTTTCCTTTATTATGCTATATACGGGCGGTGTTGGTACGGTAATGTTGATTGTCTTGTTTACGGGTGTTTGAATTGTGCCGTTAACTTTTAAAGTTTCGATTTTGTTAACTTGAGCGTTTGCCTCAACCCCTTCGAGAGTGTCGCCATTTGCGTTTTTGACAAGTTCCGCAAGTGTCCGAGGCATTAAATTGTGGTCGTTTTCATCGATAAATCGAATTTTGCGAATTGTTTCATCTGTCATAATTTTCTAATCCTCTACATAACTTAAATTGTCTGAAATTTGTGGGTCGATAAGGATTGTGTCCCCGTATTCCCTGTATTTTACGTTACCGACATAAAAATCTGTTTTGTTATTTTGGTTATCCGTAACGCTTAATTTTGTGCCTGATACGGTTACAGATTTAACTGCGGCAATAAATTTTTTATAAAAAATTTCGATTTTGTCCCAGTTATCATTCAGTGCCTGTGTGATGTTGAATGTTTTTTTCCCGTCTTTTTCGGGTTCGTACTGAAAAAGATTAAGTTTTTCGGTGTATTTTGTCATTTTTTATTCCTTTTTTGTAAAAAATCTGCTTTAATCGAAGAATGAAAAGAAAAGATTTAAAAAAGATTATATCGATTGCATCTGTTTTGGTTGTGCTTATTTGTGGGTATTTGTACGCAGGGACTTATCCGTTTAAAACGGTTTATTCGCCAATGGTTAAGGACGAAAACCACAAATACAAGGAAAAGCATTATGTTCAGGCATATTGCAAAGGACAAATCGAATATCGTCTGCCTGATAAGACGAGAGTTGATTGTTTAACAGACGAATACGCAATCGAATTTGATTACGGTAATAAATGGGCCGAGGGAATCGGGCAATCTTTGTATTATGCAAAGAAAACGGGCAAGAAACCCGCAATCGCCTTGATATTGCGTTCTGAGAAGGATAATAAATATATCGAAAGAATTAACGCAGTCGATAAAAATATTAAAGTCTTTCCGATTAAGGCGTACAAAGATTAAAACGCAAAATGGTCGATTGTGTGCGTTTCAAGTTCTTCAATCGGCATTACTTCGTGGATATCCTCAATCAATAAGTATTTGTAAACCAAATAATACGCAAGGTGTGACGGCTTGATTATATTTATTGCATCAATTAAGGCTTGCAAATCTTCGGGTATGCCGTACTCGCCAATAAATTTCAGTTGAATTTTACCGTTAATAAAATCAGCTTCAACCTCGCCATTTTTCCACGCTTCACAAACCATTTGAATAAGTTTAATCGAATTATGCCCGTAACCTCTCCACCTTGCACGAATAACATCTCTGCGATTGTCGAGTGTTTGTGTTGCTTTGGGGATAATTTTTAATAGTTTTTCCATAAAAATAACCGCATTTAAGGTCATTTTATCAAAGTAGAAGTTATTTTTTGTTTCTGTTGCGGCTTTGTCCAAATCCTCAATAGCCGAACAAACGGCTTTTGCAAAATCCCGAAATAAAATGTCTTTTTTTAGAAATTTTGAAACGACTTTTAGCGTGTAGTTAAAATAATCGGTCATAGAATATCCTTGTGTTAAAATCTTTTTATGAATAAAATATACGCTGTTTATATTCTGTCAAATTACACAAATTCTACATTGTATATTGGTGTTACTTCCAATTTAGCAAAAAGAATATGGGAGCATAAAAACCACGTTGTCAGTGGTTTTACAGACAAATACAATGTGAACAAATTAGTTTATTATGAAATAACTGAATCTATCGAAACGGCAATTAAGAGAGAAAAACAATTAAAAAATTGGCATAGAGATTGGAAAATCAACTTAATAAAACAGAAAAATCCCAACTTTGATGATTTGTCAAAAGAAATAGATTTTTAATTTTTTCTTAATCGTCGTTCTGTCATTTCGAACTTGTCTTACCGTCATTCCGAACTTGGTTCGGAATCTTCCGTCATGCTGAACTCGTTTCAGCATCTTTTTTAGACCCTGAAATAAATTCAGGGTGACAGAAAAACCCGAAATAAATTCGAGGTGACGAATAGTGTCATGCTGAACTCGTTTCAGCATCTTTTTCAGGACATTCGAGGTGACAGTATGGTGCCAATCATAACATTTAATTTTTAATATTCGTAAACGTCTTTAATACGGCAACTTCGGCGGTTGTTTCGGTTTCAGCAACGGCAATATTTTTAACATCACCGTTAATTTTTAAATCCGAATAATCCAAAACGCCTTCGGCATCTAAAATTGCATTGCCGATTTTTGCATAAGAAACAAAATTTTGTTCAAAGGCGATTTGTTTTAAATATGCCTTAATCTCTTTATTTACGGCAACTATTACCGTATCTTTATCGTAGCCATTGACGAATACCAATTTTGCCGAAATATTCAAATTTTTTGCGGTCGCTTTTTCTGCGGTGAAATAAGCACCCAAAGGGGCTTTGCCAAGCCCGCAACCCCAACCTTTTTTTGTTCCGTCAGATTGTAATTCGTAGGGGTCGATATAGTCTTGAACGGCAGAAACAAGGCTATCGCTTGCAGGCTCGCCGTCATTTCCGAGAATTATGCCTTTAACAGTGTTATCGCCATTCCAAAGCGGTTTTATTTTAACTTTGCCAACGCCCGAAACATTCAAGATTTCTTTTTTATAAAAATTATCGTTCCCCGATACAATCGGTTCTGAAATATCCGAAATATAGCGGTCGTAGAGTTCTTCTTTTGTTTCTTCCTCGTATCCGCCCGTGAAGGCATTTTCGTTTGTTACGGCGGTAAAGTTACCTTTGTAAGTAACAAATTCTGCTATCTGCCCGACAGGTACATTGCCGATTTTTCCTGCGGTAAGACATTCGGCGTTAACAGTTCCGCTTTCTGTGATTTCTTTTGTTTCAATGGCTTTGAATTGCAAACCGTCTTTTGTTGCAAAAATGTTGCCTAAAGTTACTGTGTCCGTACCCGTTAAAGTAAGTTCACCGCTTGCGTAAGTTGCTTGTCGATGATCCAAACCTCGAAGTTGGTATATTAAATTTGCCATATCTTCTAAGGTGAGATTGCGAATATCTTTTAATGCACTTGCAACGTAATTTATATTTTGCCACATTTTTTCAAGCGGAAATGAAATCGCACGAAAAAAATCCCAAGCAAATTCGCCGATATTTTTTTGATATTTGTCGGACAGATTTTGTAAGAGTTCTGCCGTTAATTCAACATTTGTTTTGTTATCCATAGATTTTAAAAGCCTCTATTTTGTCTGTCCAAATTACGCCATCGATAAGTCTTGCAACAATTTTTATAAATAAAGAAGTACCGACTTTATACAATTTGACATCTTGTATTTCCTTAATTGCAGGGTGAAGTTTTGCACTTGTCTGTATCTCTTTTTTTAACTGCACCATTTCTATTCCGGAAAGACTTTTTTGTCCTCTGATTTTCAAAAGTGACGTTCCAAAATCTGTACCGGCATAAATTGGGATAGTGTTAACAGGCGTAAAAATAAATTTAATAAACCAATTCCGAATATTTCTATAATCTTTTATAAGTTCAACATTCCCATTTTTGATGACCGTTTGAGAGGTTTCGGGATTGTAATCAGGCGTATAACATAATTCAGTTGAGATTATTTTGTTATTGTTCTCTGTATTTTCGCTTTTCGATGAATTATAAGAATTTTGAGGAAACATACATATAACCTTTTTTTACCATTTAGAATATCTTTGTCATTCCGAACTTGGTTCGGAATCTGTACATCAAAGACCCTGAAATAAATTCAGGGTGACACAAACGGTCATTCCGAACAGTCTTTTGCTTCAGCATCTATTATCTTTTAAGTTACCTTATCTGTTAAAAGATACACATCTAATTGTTCCAAACTTGCTACTGCAACAAAATCACCTATTTTTAAATCGCATTTAAGATTTAAAACTTCCGTAGATACTTTTGTTATTGCCTGTGCTAAAAATTCAATCGCCTGCGGTATATTGCAAGGTAATTGAGTAAAAGAATGTATTTCCTGCACTGACATTGCCTGTGTCAACAAATTCGGCACATTTAAAGATAAATCGAAAGTCTTGTCTATTTCGCATCGCAAACGGAATTGCTCGGAAATATAAAGGTCGTCATCTTCTGTCAAAATTACTTTTCCGTCAAAAATTGAAACCTTAATTGGTGAAAGATTGACTATTTTCCCGATGTATACAGGTTTCAAATCAATCGGATTGTCTCTGCCTTTTAATGCACCTTTAAGAACATTTATTAAGTTATCTTCATGTTTTGTCATAGAATAGTGAACTTTTCTTTTTAGTATGCGTTAATACTATTGGAGTGTTAATATGATAAAAAAATTGTTTTCTGTTTTATTATTTATGTGTTTGTTTCAATCAGTTGTGTATTCTTATACCCTTAAGGTTACGGAATGGGACCAAACAGAAGATACAAATCTCAAAAACAAACTTAAAGATTCGTTTTATTCAAAGTATTGTAAACCACCTGTTGAATATACTGACGAAAATGGGACATTTATTAGTGAAACTCATTGCAACTTTCCACCAAACGGTTATTACAAAGAAGTTCTTGAACAATACGAATTAAATAAGAAGAAATGGTCGGAAGTTCCCAAAAAGTATTATAAAATTGAAACTAAGTAGTTTTTTCTTCTCTTTTCTTTAGATTTACTGCAATTTCTTCTCTATTTCTATAAATCCGATGGTTTGCGGAAGTTATAAGGTATAACCCATTTAACCCGTATTCTTCTATATTGAGAGGTATTATTACCCCTTTACCTGCTCTGTGGTCTGCTATAATATTAAGACTGATTTCTTCTGTTACTCTGTTTAATTCTGATAGTTTTTCAGTTGCTGTTCTTTTAAGGTTGTTGTTTTTGTCTGTGTCAATTTTTTCAACGTGAGTTAAAAGTCCGTATATTGCGATACTTGCATTATCTCTTTCAATACGTTCTTTTGTTATTTTATCATTCGCATTATCTGTAACAATAACACGATTTTTCAAATTCTGAATTGAATGTTTTACGCTTACTTTATTTTGTGTTGTGAAACTATCAAGCAAAAGTGCATCTGCAACAACTGCAATTAACTCTTCGACAACTTGATAACGTCTGATATTTAAACCGCCATTTTTGCAATCGATGTAAGTATCTTGCAACCCACCCTTTGCTCGCTCCAATTCAAGCATTTCTTTTATAATATCGCCAAAAGTTTCACCCTTGTATATTTTTTTAATGGTCTGCGTGAAATTCGGTATATTTAAAGAAAATTGATTTTGATTGTTAAATTCACCAATTTTATATTCTGAGCATAAGGCTATTATAGCCCTTTTGATATTTTCACCTTTAAACTGCTTAACGACTTGATTTTTATTCAAATAAAATCCTACATCAAATCCGATATATTTATAGACATTTCTATCGTTTGTGTGTTCTTCGTCTGTAATAAAGCCAACATAAAAAGGGGTAGTTTCTCCAACTTCGCAAATTTCTATTCTATTCAAGACCGTTTGACCGTTAATTTCCAAAGTAAGTCCGAAGTCTTGAATTGAAGTAAATTCAAAGTTAGTGGCAACGTCATTGATATTTTCCGAATATGAAAACTCAATTATTGAATTATTTATAAGTCTGCCGTTGAGATAATAATCGTACATTTTTATTTACTGATTTTCTGAATTTATTTTTGTGATGATGAATTTTAAATCAAGCCGAATTTTCGGAGTGCGAAACGAGTTGATGTATTTTGTGTTAAATTGCCTAACGTTTGAGTCCAATTTATTGGAAACTCAAAAGTTTCTTCATTAAATTGATTGATAATTAATGTGTAGTTAATATCACCGACTTTATCAACTTTATAGTCAAACTTTTTAACTACATAAAAATTATCTGCATGAACCCTAAATAACTCTTGACCGTTTTCTTGTGTATCAAATTGCCAATCATTATTCCGAGTTACATTATATTCGTCAATCAACATTTCTGCCGAGAAATCCCAATCGAACGCAATTAAACGAAACGGTAATTGATTATTTTGCCTTTCTATGAAAAAATCCACATAATCAAACCCGTTTACGTTGCTATGTCGATTTTGCCAAGAATAGTCTTTGTTTACAGGAAAAATGCTGTCAATGGTTATTGTTTGCAAATTACTTTCGGACGGAATATTATGTTGTGTCATTACGCCTTTTAAGTTTGTTATATCGCTATCCTTCGGAAAAACTAATTCAGGCGGGACCACAGGAAGTATAAGAGTTTCCGTTTCATTATCATTTGTTATGTTAAAAATTTGTCGATAAGTTTCTGATTGCGACAGTCGATTATAAATGTTAAATCCTTCTTGTCGTTCTCTTGCAATAATTATGTCCATTATGTCGCCAAAGCCTTTTTGAGTTCTTGTCCGAGTTCAAATTTGATTTTGTTTAAAAATTCACTATTTCCGATAATATCGCCGTAGAAGTTGATATTTATCGTTCTTTCGGTGTTATTTGTTGTTGTGTTGTAATTTTTGTTTTCGCTTGCGGTTAAGACACGTTCGCCCTTGTGCAACTCCGCAACATAGCCGTTAAAAGGTACGTTTGCAAGTCCGTTAGCGTGCGAACCGTTGATTTTTACTGCTTGTCCGTTCTTTATTTGATATTGGTTTTTGTCCCACGCTTTACCTCTGCTATCAACAACGTATTTTATTTGTGGACGGGCTTGAGCAACCTTTGCGTTTAGTTGTTTGCTATCCTCGCCAAGGAATTTTCTAACGGCATCTGTCGCAGTTTTTGCCCATTTGCAAATATCTTTAAAGTGTATAATAATTTCAGCAAGAATCAAAATGATTGAAATTCTCGAAAATGCAGTTACTGCTGTGTTAAGACCCCATTGTGCAGTTGTTGCCGCCGCAAGGACACCTTTTAATTTTTGCCAACCAAACATTAAAGTAATTTTTGCATTTGCGAAATCTGCTGATTGCCCAAGTGCATAATTCGCAACTTTTAATAAGCCGATTCCGCCTTTTGTTATTTCTATTGTTTCACTTATGCTTGTCAAAACTCCGCCAACAAAAGAAAGAGTTTTGAATGTAGCAAAAGATGCAACACACAAAGTAGTTGCTATTGTGATTGCTTTTATATGTTTAATAACAAATTGCACAATTTCGGCAATACTTTTAAAAACAGGAACAACAGTTGCTTTTATTTGAGGCATATTACTTTGCACTGTGTCGGCTAAACTTTGAAATATCGGCATCAAATCAGCCCCTACGGTATAAAAGCAACCTCGAAAAGAACGATTTAATGTATCCATTGTGTCTGTAAATTTAACAGAGGCATTGACCGCCTCGTCAGACATTCCCATACCCAAATCGTTAAACTTTTTGCGAAGTTCTTCAACCCCTTTTGCGTTTCCGTTCAAAAGCGGGGCAAGTTCCGTTGCAGATTTACCGAACAGTTGCAATGCAAGGGCGGTTTTTGTTGCACCCTCGGGCATTTTTTGTAGTTTGTTTAATGCCTCAAACATAACGGTTTCAGTCGATTTCATACGACCTTTTGTATCTCTTAAAGAAATACCAAGTCGGTTAAACGTCAAAATGTATGACTTTGTCCCTAATTTTGCACCGTCCATGGCCTTTGTGAGTTTACTCATACCCGTTTGCATCATAGAGATGTCAGCACCGTTTTGAGAAAAAACATAGTCTAACTCTTGATATGCCTTTCTCGACATTTGCATTTTTTGGCTCATCTTGTCGATTTCATCGCCGTGTTTCATCGTTTGTTGGACAGTTGCAACGGTAGCGGTCGCTAATGCACCCAAACCGACCATAGCAGTTTTGCAGGCATTTTTTAATCCGTCTCCGAGTTCTTTTTGAAACTTTTTAATTGATTGATTAGCACGCTTTAACTCTTTTTCGGTTACTCCGATTTTATCTGCAACCTCTTTAAGTTTTGGCGAACATTCATCTTTTAACGCTAATACTATACCGATAGTTTTAGACATAATTTATACCTTACGATTGACAATGTTATCGTATTGTGATAACATGATAATATGATAACGGATTTTTATTGCAAAGAAACTGAAAACATCTTCAATGGCATTGACAGTAAGAAGTTTAAAGCAATTCAAAAAGTAGCAAAAAGAAAACTTGATATGTTGCATTTTGCAGTTTGTGAAAAGGATTTACTCGCTCCACCGTCAAACAGATTTGAACATTTAAAAGGTGAATATAAAGGTTTTTGCTCAATAAGAATAAACGACCAATTTCGTATAATGTTCAAGTTTGAAAATGGAAAAGCCTCAAAAGTAAGAATTATCGATTATCATTAAAGGAGTTAATAAAAATGGAAATTAGACAATCAACACACCCCGGGGAGATTTTACTCGAAGAATTTGTAAAACCTTACGGACTAACCCAAAAGAAACTTTGTGAATTACTTGGAGTTGGTATTAAAACAATCTCGGAAATTTACAATAAAAAAAGAGGGATCTCACCTTTAATGGCTTTAAAACTCGCCAATTTGTTCGGAACAACTCCCGATTTTTGGTTAAATGCTCAAAATGCTTATGACTTATACCAAACATACGAAAAGCAAAAAAGTGAAATCGATAAAATCGAAAAAATTGCATAGTTTTTAAATATTATTTATTCTTTTGCTTTTTTCTCGTTCTTCCTTCAATATTAAACTTGCCTGTAAAAATTCGAGAGAACCGCTTTCGGTGAAGTCCGAAAGTTCCAATTTTACAGCCCCTACGCCGACATAATATGACAATGTGAAAAGCACATCGTCATTCATTATGGCTTTTTTATGGTGTTGATATCCGTTCTTGATACATAACCGTAAATTTTAAGAATATGGTTGCCTAAAGCCCAAAAATCGAGTGCAAAACCGTCAAAAAACATTTTAACAACTTCAAACGGCTCGACAGGCTTGTATTGCTCCTGAAATTCTTTTGTTTGGAACATCGGGCATGATTGGTAAATCAATTTGCAATATGCGGTTTCATTTCCTAATTTTTCTGAAAGTGTAACAATTTCTTGTATTTTATCTGATGCAATTTTTGCAATTTCAATATCTAAGTCCAAAGCCTCAAAATGATACTTCATTTCGAGCGGTTTAATTGCATTTCTTCTTTCCAAAATCTGTGTGATTGTGAGTTTTTCTGTCATTTTAATATTCCTTTTTAAAAGGAATGGGTATAAAATACCCATTCCGACCGTACGGCATCGCTCGTCAGCGATTATCGGGCAATATTAGCACTATTGCGGGGCATTCGCACTACGCAAAAGTGCAATAGTGCCATTCAAACTATCCGTCATTCCGAACTGTCTTGACCACCTCGCCATAAACGTGCCTACGGTTTGTCGATGTTAAAGACTTTGTCTTTTCATCGCCAAGACCTTCGCACTTGGCTCGGTAGTCGCTTGTTTCGGAATCTGTCTTCAAAGATGCTGAAACAAGTTCAGCATGACGGAAAGAGGTTCGCTATCGCTCACACGGTATTCTACGCAAAATCCGCCGTCTTGGATTTTGCTTCACGAAAAGTCGCTACTCGTTTCACTTCGTTGTCACTCGTATGACTTTTCGCTACTTCGTGTCTACGTTTCGCTTCGCACTACGCAAAATCCGCATCAACTGCCTCAAAACTGTATTCTTCCGTTGTAAGTTTCTTCGCCTCGAAATCCAAAAGGGCGATTTCCTCTAATGTTACGCCCGTAAAAACGACCCTTGCATTATCATTCGCCGAAGGGTCGTTTACCGAACCAACAAGCCTGATTGCAGGAGTTATTCCGTTTTTCCAATTCTCAAATACGGCTCTCGGGATATCATAGTCGATTCGAGACAAGGTGAAACTTCCCGAAATCTCGTAGCCGACAAGTTTTCGAGCCTTGCCCATAACATTTGTAGTATTTACATCTTCGTAAACACCCTTGCATTTGCCCTCGAACTTTGAGACACTGCCGAGTTCTTTGTCTGTGCCGTCTATGTTTATATAAAGCGTTCCGTATGTTCCCGAAACGACCTTATTTGCATCTATTGTCATCGTCTTTTATCCTTTCTCGCTTATGCCTATGCCATAATAACCGTTGCCTTGAAGTCTTCCATTGCATCTAAGAACTTAACCTTAATCTGCGGAATAACGTAAGATTGATACGTCATATTTTTAACGGTTTCATCGTCCCAGTCTGCCGCCTCTGTTTTGCCGCTTGCGAGCCACATATTTCGTTGAGCCTCAACATCTGTGTCGATAGTGTTGTCATAAGAGCCGTCTAAAATACCTGCCTCAACAAGTTCGTTAAAATAACCGTATTTGCAAGCATCGTAGAATAGTTGCTGATTTACATAAGTGTTTTTAAATTTACCTTGATAAGATTTTTTAAAGGCATATTTTAAATCCACATCTACTCGTTTTGCACATTCTGCGTAAGTGATTTTTTTGAAATCTTCGGGAGTGTCAGCACCTGTTGACTTTAAAGATGTATAGCCGTTGGCGAATTTAACACATTCCAAATCTTCATCGAACTTGTAAAAACACGTTGCCTCTGCAAGAGTTTCAGGCAGCTCAACTTCTTTGTATTTGTCTATTTCTTTGTAGAGAATGGATTTCGAGTAAGGACAACCCGCCATAATGCCGATTGCATAAGGAAGTAAGCGGACACCCTCAACGGTCGTGCCGTCTTGAAGTGTTGCGGACGGCGTAACGAAATTGACGACATATTGGCTATCCTTTGCCACATTGTAGCAGAGTGCAAATTTCTTTAATTCAACCGCAAGTGTTGCAACTTTGTCTTGCTCGTCTGCGATGTCAGTGAAAACCCAATCAAATTTTTGTTTTTTTAGTGCATCAGCGACATCGTCAATGCCTGTTTTTGTTTCAAAGACAATAACTTTTTTAACGCCGTTGTCAAAAATATCTTCGACATCTGTTTTTAATTGTCCTGTGATATCTGTAATTCCGACAGGTGATGTGTAAGTTTTAACCTCATAGTCTTTTGTAAGCGTTTCATCTTTTGTGATATACAAAACTCTACCTTTTGCACCCACTTTAATCATAGCGGCGGCAAGTTTTTTGAAAATAATTTCTATTTTCGGCGTCAAATCGTCCATTGTTACAGTCATTTTAAAATCCTTTCTGTTATTTTATTGTTGTTTATTCTCATCTGAACTCACACTTCTGTCATGCTGAACTTGTTTCAGCATCTTTTTTTAGATCCTGAAATAAATTCAGGGTGACAGAAAATCAAAATAAATTCGGAATGACAAATTTAGGTACAAAAATATTTTTATTCAAAATCTTCATTTTTATAACGCAGTTTCTGCATTGTCGGCTTATCACTTGCAGGCTCGATAAGTTGCTCGATTTCAAAATCAAAACTTGCCTGTAAATAATAGTCGTCTTCGTTTGTTGTTATTGTTACGTCTAACGGCTCAATCGTTTTATTTTCAACGGCAATCGGGCAAGATAGAAAATCGTTCAAGGTTTCTTTTAACTGCAAGAGTTCAAGAAGTTGATTTTTTTCCGAAAAATAAATAACCTCAAAACTTTGTTGAGAATTTTCAATTTTTGAATGATTTGTTGTTTTTTCGGTTACAAATCTGACATAAAAACAAGGTCTTTCGATGTTTTTAATATCTTTTATTTGTACCGTTTTTTCGGGAAATAAAGCCGTTAATTTTTCTGTGATAGATTTATAAATTTTGATTGTGTTAATTTTGCTCATTATCGTTCAGTTGTTTTGTCAAAATATTCATACAAAAACTTTTCGGCATCGTCTAAAAATTGTGTTTTGCTTTCCATTTCGGTGAGTTTAAAAACCAAAGAACCTAACACAAAACCAACAGGCTTGCCGTGGGAATACAGAACGTGACCGTTTTCTATTAAGTGTGCGTGTCTTGCGGAGTTGAAAACTCTTATGCAGACATTGCCGCCGAAAGTATAATTTTTGCCGATTTTAAAATTTTTGTGATAATTGGTAGATACTTCTCTTTGTTTCTTCTTGTCGTAACGTGTGTGCAAATCACCTTTTTTAACTTCTTTTCGGGCGATTTTTTGGGCAGTTTTTTTAATCGTTTTTGCCTCATTTTTTAAAAATTTTTCGTATTCTTTCGGGAACTTTTCCTGCACTTCTTTTATTAAATTTTGCTTAAATTCCGAAAGTTCATTAAATAAAAAACCGCTCATTTTTCCTCGTGGACAAACACTTGCATTTCAAGGTTTTTGAACCCCTCGTTTAACGAGTAATCGATTTCAAATCTTCTGCCAAAGATTTGAATAAAATTTCTATCGGGCAGAAGATTTTTGAAGTTGTAAAAAGGGTATGTGATTTTGTGCGTAGTTTTTTCGACAATCGTGTTGGCAGGGCGATTGCCCGACAACAAAGAACCTACACGAGTTTCAACTCTTGCCATAAACCTTTTTACAAGTCTTTCGCCCTGTTCTTTTTCGCCGAGTTCATTTGTGTTCTCGGTTTTGTATTTTTCCCAAATCTCTATCGGTACTCTGTAAACACCTCTGTTAGTCATTTTTTATCCTTTTAAGAAAGACCCTGAACCAAGTTCAGGGTGACGAATAGTGTCATGCTGAACTTGTTTCGGAATCTGTTTCAGCATCTGTTTCAATATTTCCTCGCACTTCGATTGCCTTAATTAAACTTGTAATCGTGTAAGGAATTTCTGAGCGTGTTTTTTCGCTTATAGCCTCTCTGTTGTCGAAGAAATGGGCGGTGAGCAAACAAATAAGCGTGTCATACAGACTGTCATTTTCCGTATACTTTACCCCTGTTTTTTCATCAGCAAAAGAAACGGCAGTATTATAAGCCTGCAAAATTACGCTATCTTCGTCATCGTATTCAATACGCAAATATTTTTTAATTTGTTCAAGTTGCATAATTCTTTCCTTAATGGAGTGCCGATTTCTCGACACTCGATAAGAACAGTAATTAACCGTCTGCATTTTCCGCCAATTTCGCATTAATGAGTGCTTTGAGTGCATCATTTGTTGCGTTTGCATCGTACGTAATTTCCAAAACATCACAGAGTGTTTTAAGTTCGGCTTTGTTCAAAGAATTTACTTGTGTTTCGGTAATTGTTGCGGATTTAATCGCCGTGGTTAAGCCCTCTGCCGTAGCATTTTCGGGAACTTCTACGGAAATTTTATTGCAAACTGCCGTAAGTTCCTCTAATGTCGGCGTAACATCAGCAGGGGCTATGATTTTTTTAAGTATGCAAAAGCCTCTGTCATTACAGGTTTACCGTCAACAATCGCATAGCCTGTAATGTCTGTTTTTGCGTGTCTGTTTTGGTCTTGTTGCAATACGGTAATATCCTTATTAAAGTTTACAACGTAACCTTGAGCAAAATCACCAATCAAAACAGCATTTTCGGGAATTGCGTCTTCTTCCATAACATCTACGCCCAAGAAAGAATATCCGCCACCCTTTGTATAATCCACAACGGCATATTGGCGACCGTTTTCATCTTTAATGCCAAGCAAGAAGTTCATAATTGTTGCACGTTTTGCATACATTTTGACTTTGTAGCCGCTCGGAACTTTTGCAATGGCATTTCTGATTTTGCCTTCAAGTACGGCATTTGTGTCGTTTGCACCGTAAGTAACAACTTGCGGAGTTGAACTTTCTGCCTCTAACGCCGTTACAACGCCCAACGGTTGTGCTTTATGCGTTTGAGAGTTAGTCGGAACACCTAAACCGTTAACAACTGCGTAAGCGAGTTTGTCAGCCATTTTAACCGCAATTTTGTTAACAATGTAATTCAAAAATTCGCCTGTTGCCATTTCCTTTAAATTAAATGAAATAGTAATATTTGCTTTAAGATCATAACCATAAAGGTTAATTTCTGCGGTTGTAACGGCTGAATCGGTTGTGTCAGTCGCCTCATCATAGAAATTTGTGTTATCCGTAAATGTTGCAACAGGAAGTGTCAAATTTCCTTTAACGTGGAGCATCTCAACTTCACTCAAAACGGCGTGTCTTTCTGCCATTTTTTCAAAAATTTGTTTTAAAACAACTTCGGGGATAACAGCACCGTTATTTGTTTTTGTTACGGTTGCGTTGTTAAATTCGCTAAAGCATTTAGCCTCTGTTCCGTTCAATTCTTCGCCTTTAAGATATTTTGCAAAAACATCTTCATATTTGATTTTATCTTCGGGAGTAATAACCTTATCTGACTTGTCAAAAGGGTTTGTCATTGCGTTGCTGTTTTGCAATCTGTTCAAGTTTGCTTGTGCCTTAATTTCTTCGTCAAAAGCCTTGTCGAGTGCCTCAACTTCCGCCATTTTAGCGTTGCTTTCTTCTGCCTTGCCGTCGTTCAAAAGATTTTGCGCATCGGTCAAAAGTGATTGACGTTTGTTCAAAAATTCTTCTTTTTTCATTTTTAAAAATCCTTTCTTTTAATTCTTATAAGATTTAACTTTGCTTGTAATAACTCGTTTTTGGGGTTCGTTGCGGTTTTATTTATCGTTTCTTTTATTTTTTGTGGAACATTCGCAAAATCGCTCACGTTGCAGTATGCAACCGCTTTGTTTTCCTCAGTAACAGAAATTTTAAAATATTTCTGTGCATCTTCCGCCGATAGCCACGTTTCCGCCGAAACCATTTGTTTTATGGTTTCAATATCCACGTTATCGTTCAGATGTTCTTCGTAAATCCCCAAAAGCGAGGTTTCGAGCCTATCGAGATTGTCGGCAACTTTCCTTAACTCGTCGGAATTTCCGACCGATAAGCAATAAGGCTTATGTATCATCAAAAATGTATTTTTCGGCATTGTTAATGTATCGCCTGCAAAAGCAATAACCGAGGCGATTGAACCTGCCAAACCGTCCACAAAAACATTTACTTTGCCGCTATATCTTTTTAATTGGTTATAGATTGCATATCCCGCAAAAACGTTACCACCGCCCGAGTTAATATAGACGTTTAATTCTCTGCCATTTGCATCTTTCAAAAAATCCGCAACATCTTTCGGACATTTATCATCGGGGTAAAATTCACAGGCAGAACTGACAATATCGCCATAGAATAGCAGGTCAACGGAGTTTTCTGTTTTGTTCAAAACTTTTAAAAATTTATCATTCTTCATCGGATGTTTTCACCTCTTTATCATTCACAACGGCGGTATCAAGCCGTCTTATCGGTTTGTCACCGCCCTCGATTGCAGGCAAGTTTAGTGTTTGTCGCCACTCGTTCGGTGTCATTGCTCCTCTATCAACCATTTGCAAAAGGTTTAATTTTGTTGTCATATTCGCAAAAGACAGAGAGTTTGCCGAAAAAACAATCTCTTGACCGTTAAAACGGTCAATCGGTCGCAAAATCTTTCTTGTAAATTCTTTAGAAAGTTTTTTTACAATCGGCTCGAGAGATGTTTCGTAGAATGCTTGCCATTCTTCCTCTGAATATTTTGCCGTTACAATGTTTTCATTTACCCCGAAATATGCGTAAATTCTTTTTACCGCCCTATCTTGCAGGCTTGCATTAGGGACGTAATCGTGCGGCGTGATTTGTTGAAGCTCTGCTTGTGCATCGGTTGCAATTACCTTACTGCCGTCTTGCAGATACGATTGTTCAAATTTTTCGGCTTGTTTCTTTAAGTGGTCAGATTTATAAGTTCCAGTAACTTTCAATAGCCAATTTATCAAACCGCCGTTTTTTACGGCTGAAACAATCGCCGCATCGCCCGATTTGACAACATTCATTAAGTCGGTAAAGGTTTCGGCAGGACTTTCACCCAAAATGTCATCATCGTCCGTAAAATCGTTTCTGATGTGGATTAAATCGTCATAATCCACAAACTCGGATTTGCAATTTTTGAGCATAAACTCAATCTGTAAATGCCCGTTCTCGGTAAACTTTTTGCGGATTGAATAAGCGTTTATTGGATAAAGAGAAGTCGCAAGTCCATTGGTATCACGATAAATTCTAACAAAAGCATTATTGTTGAGTTTTAACTGATTTGCGATTTTCTCGAGCAAATCCTGTCCGCTCATAAACGGATTCGGATTTTCGAGCAAATCGGTAATGTAAAAATCCGATTGTCCTGTAATATTGCCGTTTTTATCCCGAATAATATGCTTAGGCTCTAATTTGCCGATAGCATTGGCGAAAGGTCTTATGCAGGAGCGAACAACGTCAGATTTATAATATCTTCCGTCATACGAAAAGCCACCATATCCTTGCGTGTTCATCATTTTTACGCAGGAATAATTTTCTTTTCGAGATATTAAATTTTTAAAAATTTCAATTATGCTCATTTTATTTTTTATTTTGTTATGTGTGCCACCCCGAACTCGTCTTGTCATTTCGAACTGTCTTGACCACCTCGCCATAAACGTGCCTACGGTTTGTCGATGTTAAAGACTTTGTCTTTTCATCGCCAGGACCTTCGCACTTGGCTCGGTAGTCGCTCGTTTCGGAATCTGTTTTCAAAGATGCTGAAACGAGTTCAGCATGACACTATTCGTCACCCCGGATTTATTTTGATTTTCTGTCACCCTGAATTTATTTCAGGGTCTAAAAAAGATGCTGAAACAAGTTCAGCATGACAGAAAGAGGTTCTATTCTACAAATTTATTTTGTATAGGTACTCTTCTTTATGCCACAGATAAACGGTATATGCGTTTAGTAGTGCGGCTGTTCCGTCAATCCTTTGTCTTGCGTTTAGAGTTTTTGCGGGCTGAATATTGCCGTTTCTGTCGGTATCGCTACGGGTGTTCGACAAACACCACCTCATTATCGGGTTGTTACCGTAATTAATTCTTTTGGCTTTAATTTCTGCCCCGAGTTCCTGCATCGGAAGTGATAACGTTTTTTTACCCTGTATTACAGGCTCAAAAACCTTGCCAAAATTCAAATCTAACTTTTTGACAAATTCCGTAGCCGACCAACTGTCATATCCGCCGTTGGATATAATCAAATCAGCGTTTGTGTCAAGAACCTCAATAAGCCAATCTATAACATCGTCCGTATCGATTTTATTACCGTTACAAGTCCTTAAATATCCGTTTTTTAGCCAAATATCATACGGGACTTTGTCCTCGTTGACGTGTTTTTCGAGCAAATCTTCAGGAATCCAAAACATCGGATACCAAAATAACTCGTTAAAGCCTGTCTTGCCAAACAACAAACCGCAAGCGGTTAAGTCGGTTGTCCGAGATAAGTCAGCCCCTAAAATCGCATAATCGGGCTTTATTTCTTCGATTTTAAATGTTCTTTCGTTTAAAATTTCCTCAAACGATAACCAAGCCTCTGTTGAAGTTTCTCGAATATTAAAATCTTTGCAAAGGGTGTTTTTTAACTTTTTATTGTTCGCTTTTGCTTTGTTTACTTCGGTTTCAAGGTATTCAATCGATTTCGACACGCCCAAATTCGGGTTTGCTTTACGCCATTTAGTCGGGTCTGTCCATTCGGAGCGGCTATCGAGTTCATAAATTATCGGAAGAACCGAATCGTCTTTATAACCTGTTTTATCAAAATATCCGTTGATAATCTTTTCACATTCATCATACAAATCGTCAAAAACGTTCTCTCTGACCGTTCCCATTGTGGAAATAGAAAGAATTATCGGTTGTTCCCTTGCAGAAATAGAGTTTAAAATAACATCATAAAGATTAGGGTCTTTCCAAGCGTGGATTTCGTCCAAACCTGCAAAGTGGGTGTTCAATCCGTCAAGGTTGTTACTATCACTGGCAAGCGGTTTGTAAACATTATCGCCAAATTTTATTTCCCCGATTAGGCATTTCGCACGTTTACATAAAACGGGCGATTTCTTTATCATAGAGCGGCTTTCGTTCCAAATAATTTTAGCCTGTTCTCTTTGTGTGGCGACTGAATAACATTCTGCACCGCCCTCGCCGTCCGCCATAAAACAATAATTGCCAATGCCCGCAGATAATAACGATTTACCGTTTTTTCTCGCTACAAATAAAATCGCTCTGCGGAATCGCCTCAAATTGTCGGATTTTCGCAAAATTCCGAATAAACAGGATAAAAAGGCTTTTTGCCAAAGTTCCAAAACGATTGGCTTTTTCGCCCATTTGCCTTTTGAGTGTTTGCAATATTTTTCGATAAAATCGATTGCGTGATTTGCGTGTTTTTCGGAAAAATAATACTTGCTTTTCTTGTCTTTTAATTCTTGTGTGATGTATTTGTAAAATTGATGAACCTTTTTAGAAACAACTTCTTTGCCTGTTTTTATTGCATTGTAATATTCAAAAATTGCATTTGTCATTTTTTATAAAAGGATTTTTGTCATTCCGAACTGTCTTGACCACCTCGCCATAAACGTGCCTACGGTTTGTCGATGTTAAAGACTTTGTCTTTTCATCGCCAAGACCTTCGCACTTGGCTTGGTAGTCGCTCGTTTCGGAATCTGTTTTCAAAGATGCTGAAACAAGTTCAGCATGACACTATTCGTCACCCTGAATTTATTTCAGGGTCTAAAATAGATGCTGAAACGAGTTCAGGGTGACGTAAGGACGGTCAGTTTTGTTTATCATTTAAAAAGTTATTTTGTTTCTTTTCACAAAAATCATCGAATCCGTCGTTTTTTTCAGTTTCACTTTCGGATTTTGGGATTAAATCATTTATCTGTTTTTGTGCCGTCATATAGGATTTAATCATTGTGCCGTAAACGTCCGCCGATGCAGATTTTTTAATTCCATATTGATTCGCACCGTTGCAATACTGTTCGGTCACACCGTTTTTGTCTATATCTACGGCAAGTTTTTTCAACTGCAAGCCCATAAAAGCGGTTTGAAAAATCAAGTGCTGATTGAGTTTTATGATTTTTTCATCAACTGATTTTTCTTTTAAAAGTTTTTCAATCCTTTTGATTTCTTTTTTAATCGTTGGTTGCGATAAGGTTTCCGTTTTCGTCAAATTTTGTACCCTCAACCGTTGGCGAGTATTTTTCAAAATGCTCCCGATTATGGCAATCGATGCAAAGCAATTCTAAATTTTGAAAATTCAGCGTGTAGTCTGCATCATCAAGCCTTACATCGTTCAGATATTCTTTGTGGTGGACGATTTCAGCGTTCGGCTTTCCGCATCGTTCACAAATTCCGAACTTGCTTGATTTATAAGCGTTTTTTGTTCTTTTCCACTTTGTGGAATTATAAAACTTTTTTGCTTTTTCTGTGTATGTTTTCATTTCGCTAAAGAAATTCGGGGACGGGGAACTGCCCCCGAAATAGACCTTTATCTGGAGTGTTGTATTGTAATGAAATTTTGATTAATGATATTACCTGCATTTCCGCTATCATCAAGGTAATACGGTTGTTGCGTTGTTCGGTCTAACACTTTACCGTAAATAAACGGTATTGTTTTTGCGGATTTTATCGGCTTTTCAAACGGACTTTCCAGCGGTGTATAAACTCGATTTTTCGCCGTGGCGTTGTAATATTCAAGGGCTTTTTTGCCTCTCAAAACTTCTTTTTCAGCAAGTTTTTTCTTGCCGAATTTGTTTATTGCGTGCCTGTGGATTTCTACAACCAAAGAATCGCAATTATCGCACATCGTAATAAACACGGTTTCTTTAGCCACTTTTAGACCAAAATCAGTCTTTGTTTTTAAAATAGGTTTATTAATGTAGCGGTCGATTTTGTAATAATCATCTGCGGTTGTTGATTTTTGAACCCCACAACATAAACAAACACGCAAGTTTAAACCTTTCCTTTTGTATCAGACCCCGAAATAAATTCAGGGTGACAGCCTCGTCATTCCGAACGTCTTTTTGTCATTCCGAACTTGGTTCGGAATCTGTCTTCAAACAATGAACGAATTTTAAAACACTCGAAATCGGTGTATAGACACAGCATGTCCTCTTTTTTGGATTAGCCCTTAAAAAGTCCTGCACCAACTCTTTCAGTATAAGGCTTTTAACCCAAAATGTCGAGTGTGGAAAACCACACACTTTTTTTTAAAATTCGTGTTTACATTCTTAACATTTTAAAAAAGAGGCATTAAGCCTCTTTTAAAAACTCCCTCACAAGTCCGATTCTTCCTTTTACGTTATAAATCTTACAATAGCGTTTTATTTTTTGCTCAACCCCTCGGACGGAAAGATTGAACATTTTTGCAATCTCCGCATTGGTCTTTTCTTCTGCTACGGCAGTTATTATCTTTTTGTCAAATTCTGTTAGCATTTTATTTCCTCTTCTAATCTTCCTGTTTCTTGCAAATATCGCAACGCTAGTCTTGTTCTTATTACGGATTTTTCGGACTGGGTGTTTGACAAGTTGTATTTGTCATACAAATTGGTCAAATGAGTGCGAAGAGTTGAGGGCTGGATTAACAATTTTTCTGTTATTTCAGAATTTGAAAAACCTTGCGAGATGAGTTCCAAAACTTCTTTTTCTCTTCGGGTTGGTTTGTAAACGTGTGTATATTTTTTCATTTCGCACCGCCAATCACTTCAGGGTTTTCATAGATGTTGCCGATTACTTCACAACCTTTAATGTTAAAAAACAACGAAATTAGATGTCTTGTTATATCAATAACATCTATTGCAATTTCACCTTTTTCGAAGATTATTTTACCTTTATAATTTTCAGAATAATATTCATCTTCACCAAAGAAATCTTGAATTTCGACTTTTACTGAAACAATATCGCCCTCATAAATGAGTTTGCCGTTCTTGTCTTTCAAGCCTGTGCATTGTATTAAATTATCTAAATTAATTTTGCACATCAGAGTTTCTTTTCTATCGAGTGAAACGATTTGTCCAGTTGAGTGAAAGAAGTCAATGGCAAAAACGTCATATATTTTATTGTTATAATTGTATCTAAACTTAAATCTATCTTGCATTATTTTCCGTCCTTTGCATAGTTTTCACAATAAACTTTTTCGTCCTCAATATCAGTAAAGGTTCTGCAATTATTACAAGAGTAAATAGTACCCTCGTCATCAGCAATACTTTGATTTTTACAGTTGACACAACGAAAATAATATCTATAACAACCGACTCTTTTTCCAACGGTTTCGATATTTGTCGTTAGATATTCACCGTCATAAGATTTTATAACTACATTTTCTTTATACATTACATTACTGCTCCTTATAAATGTGTTGATAATATGTCTTCAATTTTTTGCAAAGCCGAGATTTGATTGTTTACATCGTTCAACTTCCAATTCGGCAAATCTTCAAAGTCGTGTTTGTATTGCAACTTCTCAATTCGTTTGAAGATTTTAAAACATTCTTTTTGTAATATTTCAGATTCATGGTGATCAAACTTTGCCAAAGTTGCATCAATTTCTATTTTGTGTTGGTTCCCGCAATGTGGACATTTTACAAATTTAATCATTTTATTTTTCTATTCCTTTCTTTTAATTACGAAATTTCTTTTATATAAATTTCTGCCCGAGGGGTGTCTGCGTACCATTTTTCAATGATTTCCGTAACAATTTGCGAATCATCGGGGAAAGCGATTTTGTTCAGTGCATCTTTGATGTTTTTAGCAATATTATCGGTATCAGGCTTTTTTGTCGGGCGAATTTTGCCTGCTCTTGCAAGTTCCTTATACTTTTTGCTCTTGCTTTGCGGAATTTCAAAAAAAGCGACCGTCTTAATTGCAAGCATTTTACCCTCAAAAATCATCGGGTCGTGGTTCGGGAACTCTTGCACAAAGCATTGTTTAACCCAATTTTCATAATTAATAACCTTTGAGGGCTGATAAGACTGAATGAACTTGCCCGTGTTTCGGAATTTTGCCGATTGTTTAGCCTGCACCGTCCCAAGAACCGTAAATTTTAATGTTTCTGACATATTTTCAAACCTCGTTTTTCCGCCTCTTTTTCGCAATCTTTCACGATGGGTGACTTGAATGCAGTCTTTGCCTCATTAAATTTTCGCAATTCTTCAAGAATTTCAGAATCCGAGAAACTTGAAACATTGCACCCCTGCTTAATTTTCCTTTCTTCCTCGATTTTTTCCTGTTCAATTTTTTTCTTTTTTTCTTCAAGTTTTTTTGAATTATCGAGTTCAATTTTGATATTTTTTACAACTTCGTCTAAACAAGGCGATTGCATTACCTTATTTGCATACGCTACGGGGTTTTTCGCTTTTTTTAATTCGGCATATTTTATCAAAATTTCAAAATTTTTCCTATACTCTCTCTCTATATTCTTTATTTCTTTATCTGTTGTTATTTGTTTGTTGCTCGGTGTGTTAATTGTATGTTGATTGTGTGTTAATTGTGTGTTGCTTTCTTGATAGTCAGCGAACGAAAGCACCGTTATAACTGTGTTTTGCTTTGTTGATTGGTGTGTTACTTCTTTTGTCATTTTAAGTTTATTTAATGAGGTTCTAACTTGCTGAATGCTCAGACCTGTTGCGATACTTAACTTTTTTAGGCTCGTAACGAACGAACCTTTTTTAATCCTTTTCCCTTGCCACACAACGTTTTCGTAATTTGCTCGGCAAAGACAGTACACAAATAAATGTGCCGTTGGAACATCATCGAACCATTCCCAATCAATTAAAGAACGGTACAATTTTATAAAGCCTTTTTTTTCGTTTTTTATTTTGTTACTCATAATTTTTTCACCGTGACCGCCCCTGTGGCAGTTATAGTATTCAGGAGAAATGGGGCGGTTTCGTCGCAATTTTCAGCGACTCGTCAGACGGTTTTTAACTCGAAATTTTAAATAAATGCAGTTGAATATCTTGCGTGCCGTGAGCATAGATAAAACGCAATATTTCGTATGCTCCTGTGAGATTTCTCATTTGCTTTTCTGCAATATGTTCATTAAGTCGCCCTGATTCTATCCATTTTGGATAGCAATGTTTGCGGTAGCCGATTTCTCGCCCAACTTCGCCGATTATTTCAAAGAGGCGTGTTTTGGTTAACCCTACGATTGCAATTTCATTCTGCATCTTCTGCTCCCTCTTCCGTATTGTCTTCTGTGTTGTCAAAATTGAGCGGAATTTGCGGGCATTTTATGTCGTCTAATTCTTGTTGGTAACGCTCCAAATCCTTTTCAGCCGAGTTGTGAGCGATTGCGAATGTACTCATTAAACCTTGCACAACAATAATGCTTTCAAGTTGTTTTGTGCCTTTTGTGAGGGCTTTTACGTCGTCATTCTCGAGGTCGTTGCTCAATATAGCCTTAATCTTGTTTTTTAAAACTGAAATACCTCCCGACTTGTTTGCCTCTGCAATGTCTTTTAATTCTGCAACTGTCTTTTCAGATTGTTCAATCAAAATCAAAAGTTGTTTTCTTCTTTTTTCTGCTTTTTCGGGGGTGAGTTCTTCGGGTGTTATGTCCTCTAAAAATTCATCATCATCGTCAAAAACTTCTGATTCTTGTTCTTCAACCTCTTGAGTTGTTTCTTCCTGTTCTTCGACTTGTGCGGTTTCCTCTGTTTCAAATTCTTCTTGTTCTTCAATAATAGTCTGTGTTTTCATTTTATACTCCTTTATTTTTTTTTGTTTTAAAGAAATGGGGGCGGTTGTGTGCAAAAAAGAGTTATGCCCCCAAAAGATTGGACTAAAAATCTACGTTAAACGGGTCATCGTCTGTCAAAATCTTTTGTTGTTGCGGTTGTTCAGGTTCTTTGACGATTGTTTGTTTTATCGTTTTTTGTGATTTTTCGATTTCCTTTGCAATCGTTTTTTGTTCCGGAGAAACGTTTGTAATCTCTTCGTGTTCCGCCTCGATGTAGCCTGTTTCAACAGGCGGATTATCGATATAATCTTTTGAACCGTCTTCTTTAATAACCGACATATCCCCGTCAATGGCGTTTTGCATATCGATAGACATAATCCCCCATTTACTGATTAACTGACGGAGCATTGTTTTATAAGCCATTCCGTCAAAATCCTTGTACCAAAATGAAGAATATTTCCATAACTCCGATGTAGGAATTTTGCCTGCTTGCAAAAGTTCGTATTTTTCGGCAGAAAATGCCATTGAATATTTATCTGCGTGTGCAAGCATTTTTTCTCTGCTCCAATACATCGTTTTTCTAAATCCGTTCGTGTATTCGAACATTGCATAATATCCGATTGTCGGCGTTTGCTCACGAATACTGTCATCTTGAATTAAGTTAACTTCAATTTCTTCATCGAGCGGATTGTATGAAATTAATTCACCCTCTTTAATCGCAAGGACGTTGAGTTTTTTATAAAATCCCGAACGAATTGCGAGTTGAATATAACCTTTATATCCGAGTTGGAATTGTGCAACCTTACAACCTCTTTTTTTGTCGTTAAATGGCACTAAGTAAAATTGCCCTAACTGCGGACTGGGTGAAAGTTTCAAACTTTCGCCTAAAAGTGCAGCACTAAAAATTGTGAACTGGTCACATTCCGCCAAATTCGGATTTGTGGCAACGGCTGAAACCAATGCCCCTGTGAACGTTGTGCTATCTTTCACAACAGATTTGATTTTGTTCTGAATGGCAGGGCTTGCCATAAAATTTGAAAATGTCGGTCGTTTTTCAACCAAACTATTTTTCGGTTTTGTCATTAAACTTTGCATAATTTTTCCTTTCTAAATTGCTCCGTATTTAATATTGTTTTCTTTAAAAAATGTCTGTATTGCTTTTGCCTGTTCAGATGTAACCTCAACAAAGAACTCAATTCTCTTCGTTTTTGCACTTGTCGATTTCGCTGAAACTTGCAAATCTCGAGGAATGTTAGAGTTCGCCTTTGCCTGCTCTTCTTTGATTTTGGTTGCGTATTCGACCGCTTTTGCAAAATCAAAATTTGAGGTTTTATACTCCAATTTCAAAATTGCATAATCAAGGTTCAAGTTTTTCGCCTGCGATTTTAAAATGCAAAGATGCTCTAAAATCTTTGCCAACCACGATTCAATCTCTGCATAGGCATTGTTAAGGTTTGCACTTGCGTTCAAAAGTTGCTCACGAGGTTCGATAAAATCATCAAAATTGACGAGTTCTGCAACCTCATTATCTTTCGGCAAGTTTTCAAAATATTCTTTCAAAAGTTTTCTTTTTTCGTCTTTTCTCTTTTTTTCAAAGCCTTTGACTGCGGTATCGATTTGCAAAATCGGCTCATCAACAAGTGCGATAAGTTCTTTTACCTTTAATTCAAAACTCTCATAAGGAAGTAAACAGAGTTTTTTAACTTCTTTTCTCTTGTTTTCTATTGCTTCCTTGAGTTTGTTTAACTTCGCTCTGTCTGCTTTAGCCTCTTTTGTGGTTTCGTCAGTAATTACAAGATTTTTGTATTTTTCAAGATTTGCCGACAATTCGGCTTTCATCTCATCAAAATTAAAGTCGATTGACTTCAAATAACCCGATTCATCAATCGGATTCGTGATAACAAATTCCATTTTTACTCCTTTTTTATTTTGAGGGTGTTCAGAGGCGATTTAAGCCTCATTAATTTTTTAAATGATTGGTTTATGCCTTTTTTGTATTTACCTTATGTTGTTGCTCACGAGGCCATGTTATATGGGCGGTAAAATCAAATTCGGTCTGACATCGTTCAAGACTTTGTCCCAAAATTCGATTTCTTTGACCTTTAGTAGTTCAAGGTCTTTGAGATAGTCAGAACGCTCAAAGCGGTAATGCCTTATAGTCGCTCTGATTTGCCCGTTATATTCCATTCTCAGACGGGCTTTCAGTATCGCAAATTCTGCTTTCGGTTCTACTAAAAAGTAGTGCAGAACCTGACAAAAGTAATTGTCGGGAACTTGATCATTCCATTTTTCCTTTTGCATACTTTGCAAAATATTTGTCGTTTTAATTTCTAAAATTCCTCGTCTGCCGGTTGCTTTTTCGATAAGTTCACCGTCAAAACTGCCACGAATGAACGGGAAATCGGGGTTATGTTTGTTTCCATATTCTTCGTGTATCACCTCATATTCGGGGTGGTCAAGTTTGAAAATTTCTCTTATCGGGTCTTCTGCTTTTTTGCCAAAAACAACACAAGGTTTATCCGAAATGTCTTCTTGTTGTCGTCTGCCCGTTTTGATTTCCCACAAGTCAACATTGGACATATAAGGATTTCTGCCGAGAATAGCCGCCGCATCAGAACCGCCGATACCCTTGGCACGTTCTCTGTGCCATTCTTGTTCTGTCTTGCAACCCATTTACTTTACCTCTGTCAACAATTTGAACTTTTTGTTTACTAATCCTTTACGGATTACGTCCTTTGTGTACGTTATCGCTTTGCAAGTCGGGAAAATATCAACTATCCCCAAAATGTCATTTGTTTTTGCCTCCTCTGCATAGTGGTCGCAAGCAATATCGTAAATCAATTTGCGTTTCACTCTTGCAATTCTTTTCTGTTTTTCACCGAAAAATCGGCTCAAAATTTTTCTTAGTATTTTCTTCATTCTGTTACTCCTTTGCTTAAAAGAAATTCCTCTAATTTTTCCCGAATAAATAAGACCGAGCGACCAAGTTTAGTCGTGGTTGAACGTGGCAATATGCCGATTTCTAACCAGTTGTTAATTTTCAAGGTCTTTTGTTTGTCCGTCCCTTTAAATCGGAGAAACTCCGCCGTTTCAAGTTTTGTCATTAATTGCATTTTTTACACTCCGTTATTTTGATAAATTTGTTTGTAATTATTCGGGCGTAAGTGCCTTTGTTTGATTTTTCAAATTCGGCAATGCCCCATTTTTCAAGGTTTTTCTTTGCCGTTCGGTATTCCTGTTTTGTCAAACCGACACTTTCAGCACCGCTCAAAAATGCCCAACCGATACGCACGGGCGGAATGTCAAAAACTTCTGACAATACGGTCTTGTAGCCGATTTTGATAAGTAACAAAAACGCTTTTTCATCTTTCATCAAATTTTCGGTTTCTTTGCTTTCGATAATTTCTACGTTTGCCATATTTTTTGCACTCCAAATAAGCCCCATTGGGGCGGTTTTCCCTTGTTTTGTCATTCCTTTTTTGACTTATGCGTTAGCCAAAGTTTTCATAATAGCACTTTCGACAAGTGCCGTTACGGTAGTTTCTTTTTCTACCGCTAAATGCTCTAATCGCTTTTTAATCGCTTTGGGAACTTTACAGTACAAATGCTCCCGTTCTTCCTTGATTTTTTTCATTTATCACTCCTACTACACAACCTGTTGTCTATTCAAAATAGGCTAAATGTTGTATAGTTAATTTATTGATTAGTTGTATAATTGTATTATAAACAATTACTAAACAAAAGTAAAGTAAATGTTTAGCAAACAATAAACATTTCTTAACAAAGGGTTAAAATGCTTACAGATAAAGAACTTATTGAATTGATTTTAAAAAACTCAAAAGATAATCAAACGGCGATTGCCAAAAAAATTGGGTGTCAAAAAAGTTTCATTTCTCAAATAAAAAACGGAACTGCCAAACTTCCGAAAGCAAAAAGGGAAATCCTTGAAAGCAGTTATAAAACGCTATTGTACAGTGTTGATGATGATTGCATAACAATAGAGCATATAGGCATTAAGCCCGAATGTGGTAATGGTGTTGTGGTTTATGATGAACCTGATATAAGACCAATTAGGATTTCAGCAGATACAATTACAAGATATATGAGATGTTCTAATCCGTCAAATCTCAAAGCATTCACTGCTCGTGGTGATAGTATGCGACCTTTGATAGATGATGGCGATACAGTTCTTGTTGATATTGGTAGAACAGACATTGTAAATCAAGGTGTTTTTGTTTTTACAAGCAATAATGAGTGGCGGATAAAAAGATTAAATCTTAAATTAAACGGGACTTTAGAAGTAATATCAGATAATCCAACATACGAGAAAGAGTATTTAACTCCTGATGACAATATTGACATTGTTATTCGTGGTCGTGTTGTATTGAATTTATCAAGAAGTTTATAATATAGGAGTTTAATATATGTATACAAAAGAAAGTTTAAGTGTAAGGCTGAAAGAATTAATAGGATATAAGCCTCTTTTTCTTGGAAACACTGTAAAGTATTTATTGAGTTTTTTAAGTGATGACGAGGAAATTTTAGCCTATCAAGACCATGTTGTTTTAGATGGAAATTATGGTAAATTTTTATTGACAAATTCACACGTTTATTTTATCGAACAAGGCATTTTAAAAAAACGCAGTGAGTTTAGTTTTGCCAAAATTAATCACGTTGAAAAAACGACAGGTGTTCTATGGGCAGATTTAAAATTAAGCGGGTCAGGATTTAATATTACCTTTGAAAAATTTTTGAAAAATAAAATTGATGAAATTTGCAATATTATTCAATCAAATATCAGCAATCCTCAAAAGGAAGAAAAAAATACTGATGATGATACCATTGCTAAAATTCAAAAACTTAATGAATTAAAAGATAAAGGTATTTTAACGGAAGAAGAATTTAATACTAAAAAACAAGAACTTTTAAATAGGTTATAATATGGGATTTTATTATGCAAGAAAAATTATTGTTTTTAGATACAGAATTTGCAAATGTTAGAAATAAATCAATTTGTCAAATAGGTTTATTAAGTGAGTATTTTCCGAGTGGTGAACCTGTTTTTCCTGAACAAAACATATATATCAACCCAGAAGATGGCTTTCAAAATAGATGTGTGCAAATTCACGAAATTACTCCTGAGCGAGTTAAAAATGAACCGACTTTTCCTGTTGTGTGGAAAAAAATAAAACCTTATTTTAAAGATTCTATTATTGTTGGACACAATGTAGTAGTATCTGATATTAATGCACTTGTAAAAACGTGTGCAAGATATAACATAGAATTGCCTGAAATTTATTACATAGATACATTATCTATTGCAAGAGATTATGTACCCTATTATGATGTGCAAAGTTTTAGTTTGCATTCTCTTTGTGATTATTTTGACCTCTGTTTGGAAAGTGAACACAATGCGTTTGATGATGCTTGTGCAACTGCTGACTTGTTAAAAATAATGATTGAGGAATTTGACATAAATATAGAAGATTATATCAAAAGATATTATCAGTCAGAAGTTAATGAGTTTGTAAAATATATTTCGGACCCTGTATTAAGACGGTCGATGACTGAATTTTACGGAATGGTCCAAGGCTTTAATATAGATCATAAAATTGTTAAAGAAGAGTTTGAATATATTAAACAATGGGGAAAAACTTACAAACATTATTCAAAAAATAAAGAGTTTGTTGCTATTCTTGAAACAATTGATAAAATTGTAGAAGACGGTATAATTACCGAAGATGAAATGATAGAGTTACAATCAGCGATTAATGTCTATTATCGAACAATTTCGGGAGCACCTGAAACTTTAGCACTACAAGTTTTAAACGGAATTTTAAAAGGTATTATAATTGATAATAAAGTTTCCACGGAAGAGTGCAAAAATTTACAATATTGGCTATATGAAAACTCATATTTATGTGGACATTTCCCTTACGACCAAATTATTTCTGTGATTGAGACCGTTCTTGAAGACGGAACAGTTACAAAGAGCGAGTCTGATTCATTGATTGAAATTATCAACTCTTTGCTTTCTCCGATTGAAGATTTAAAACAACAAATTTATTCAGTTAAAAACAAGAATGTTTGTTTAACAGGAAATTTTTCTCACGGTTCAAAAGATGATATTTCAAGTTTGATTATTTCACAAGGTGGTTATATAGATAAAAGTGTTAAGAAAACAACAAATATTTTAATAATCGGAAGTCTTGGCAGTGAAGCATATTCACAAGGAACATACGGTACGAAAGTTGAAAAAGCAATTTATTTTAATAATCGTGGAAATAATATTGCGATAATAAAAGAAGATGATTATTTTGCCAATATTGTTCAGAAGGTTAAATTATGA